GGCCTATTATCACTGTTCTCTTTGAGAACAGAGCTAACAGGCCAACTAGTGACTAAAGTCACTAGTTGGCCTATTATACTCTTAACATACTTTATTAAACGCCATAATAAATCTTCTTCCCAGCAAGATCGCTATATGATGCTCGTTGTCTTCCTAAACGAATCGCAGATGCATACCATCGTGCTTCTGCTTGCAGGGGCTTCCAGACTTGATCGTTTGCATAGTTCCAGTGTTCTCTTGTTGACTGTAGCTTTGGGATTGCATCCTCATACAACTTTATAAGCACATCATAAAAAGATTCATTCACAATGTATCCCGAAGCTGTTTGCGCAGAAATAACTTTTACCGTTGTTTCTGTAAAGTTGGCTGAGATATCCATTGCATAACTTAGCATATATACATCAAACGGTGTACTTTCTAAGAATGAACTAACAGTTGACCAGAAAACCTGTTTACTAACTACAAACTCAAAATCATCTTCAAAGATAAGTACGTTCTTATACCCTCTTTCTTTTGCTATCTTATAGACTGCAAGATGAGAGAGGCCACATCCATCAATACCGAAATCTGTAGGAATAGCAGGAAAACGCTCAAAAGGTAACTCGACTCCACTCATCTCTGTAATAATCTGTTCTAGGCGGTCAGCGCGCCTATCAAGATTAATAACAAACACACCTCCAAAAAGCGAAGGATTTGGCTCCATTATAATGATGTGGTATGTATCTTTAGACCTCATAAAAAAGAAGGCCTATCTCGGGATCGAACCGAGGTTCTGGGATTCAAAGTCCCACGTCCTAACCACTAGACTAATAGGCCAATGGAGGTCTTGAAATACGAGGAGTGGGGGTCGAACCCACGAGGCTTGCGCCAACAGATCTTAAGCCTGTCTCCTTAACCACTCGGACATCCTCGTTAGGATGAGGATGTTTGGACATCCTCGTGAGATTGTGTTATTTTTCTTTTTTATCTTTGTTGTGTTTTCTTTCCTTTTTGTGTATGGTTCTATTTTATTTTTATTTTATTTTTTTGTGCTTACGCCGGCGGCGCCTTGACGTAGTGGCGGTTGAGGAAGCGCTGGAGGTTGAAGTACGTCAGGTGCTCCGCCTCCGTGATGGAGAGCAGCTTGCGGAGCGGGGCATCGGCCTTGATGTCGTGCTTCTCCTTGAGGTTCTTCTCCTTGACGTAGTTGTTCACGCCCTTCGTGACCTCCGAGCGGCTCATCAGCGTGCCGTTGGGCTTGCCGAGGAACTTGCAGAGCTCATCCGTCACCTGGACGGGGCGCTCGAAGATGGACGGGGCGCGCTTGACCTCAACGCCATCGACGGCCTCAACCTTCGAGCGGCGCTTGCGCTTGCGCGCATCCTTGATCTCGCGGTGCACGCGCTTCTCGAGCTTCTTGACCTGCGCCATCGCGGCCGCCGCCGTCTCGCGGAGCGTGGCGAGGTTGAGCATCACCGCCTTGAGATCCTCATCGAGCGTCGTCGTCGGGCCCGCCACCGCCGCAGCGACCTGCTCAACCGGCGTCGAGGAGACGACAACCGGCGCGACAACCGGCGCAACAACCGGCGCCGCCTTCTTGGCCTTCGTGGCCTTCTCGGCAACCGGCGCAGGGGCCGGCGCCGGCGCGGCGACCGGCTCAGGGACAACCGCCTCCTTCTTCGCTACCTTCTTAACAGCCTTCGCGGGGGTGGCAGTGCTCATCGTAATACCTGTGGCGGAGGAAGAAGTAGAGGACATTTTACGCGCTATGCACACTCACTGGAAAACAAGCTGTCAATTTTCAATTCGGGCCGGGCATATTTTTTTGCGAGGCCGATTTCTCGACCCACTGCAGTCAGCCACTTCATTTTTTCGCTGGGCCAACGAAAATAACAAATAACAAGATCCGGAAATGTAGATAGCCGGGTATTTTCAGTGCGTCTGATAGACAACGTGTCATGCGTTTCGATTTCTGCACAAAGCTCTTTAAGTTCCTTTTTCCACCGCCATCCCGGCCGCCTCAAGTAGAAGGAATGGCGACCGAATCCGACCACTTCCGTCACTGTATTAATGTCAAGAGTCGTCGTAAGACGGACGTACAGTGCCCTTTAGCTGCAACGCATGGAGAGTTCTGTTCGCGCCATTACAAAAATCCGCATCGGTTCACAAAGTCACAACAGCAAAGGGTCTATACTCGCTCCGAACATACAGCAGCTCGGAAACTCCAGATTTTCTGGAGAAATCGGTATGCGTTAATCCGCTTCATTCAACAAGGTCCTGCAGCAAATGCTATCAATCTTGCCACGAATGACACGGAACTTTATACGCTCGACCCCATAACGACGATTACACCCCTGTACTTCTTCAGCTTTGCTGATGAAAAGAAGAACATTTGGGCTTTTGATATTCGTTCGTTTGCACATTTGATGGCTGGAGGAAAGCCTCCATCGAATCCGTATACGCGGGAAAGTATGGCTACGTTGACGCACAAACGTCTTCGGAATCGTCTCGCCTGGCTTCGGAGACGAAACTACTCCATTATCCATATTCAGACAGAGCAGCTGACGGCTGAGCAGTTCTGGAATCAGAAAGTTCTCGATGTTTTTATGAAGATCGAGGCCTTTGGATATCTGGTGAACTGTGAATGGTTTCAGGGCCTTTCACACATTGGTCAAAGAAATCTGTATGCCACTCTTTTTAACCTCTGGTACGTAAAGCTGGGCCTCACAACACAGCAGAAACGGACGATTGTTCCGGGTCATCAGAATGCTCTTTTCAAGTTTGCACCAACACAAAATGAACACCGAGATGTCAAGTGGTGGGCGAAGATTAATCTGACGCTGATTGATGCATTCATCAGCCGCGCAGAGGACATTGAGAATAGAAAGCTAGGAGCTACCTATGTCTTAATGGGTCTAGTAGAAGCATCAGAGGACGCGGCTGAGGCGTTTCCGTGGCTTTGCGCGGAGTGATTTGCGGGTGCGGCGGATGCGGCGTGTGCCGCCGCCTTCTGTCACAGTTGGATCATCGCTTATGTTTTGTATAGCCTTACCTGCTTCTGTTAATAGTTGCGCTTTTTCTTCCTCACTAAGCCCCAGAGATTCACTCTGAAATCTCTGAAACATCTTACCAGTCCGCAGGGTCGGATTCTGCTTTGCCATCAGTACGATTTGGAACTCACTCATAAAAATCTGGAAAAAGATTGAAAGTATTGTTACATCACGTACGATAAGACGAAGTTGTTCAGCTGGTTGAGCGGTTCTTCTGAACCAACGCCTCCATTGACCGAGAGTAGAACTTCTTTTAGCCGTAGATTTATTAAGATCAGTAATATTTTTTTCATCCAACTTAAGATTCTTCATAATAGCATCATATGCATCCGGCCCTGCCATTTTAATGATTCTGTTTAAAACGACGCCCATCCATCTATTGACGTCACCTAACTTCAATTCTTTAGGGGTAATACCATATGCGATTGAAAACTCTTCAACAACTTTGATAATATAATACATTCTCTTTGTTTCATCTGCTATCGCAATAAAGTTAGCTTGTAGCTCTCTATTTGTTCCATATGTACGAAGACATTGTACAGCAAAGAGAGAAATCAAGAGAGCACTTGCAGCAATAGGGGCTCCAACGACGACAGTCCCGGTAGCAGCTGCAATACCGAGCCCTGCCACGGTCGCCTGAGCAACTTGCCCTGGTAGCTGAAAACTTTCCGCGGCTTGTCGAGTCGCGTGTGCTTCTTTTGATATTTGAGGTAGTGTTTGAACTTTTCTTGTAAACAAGTTCATTCTATCTAAGAAGGTGTCATATTTCTATTAAATGTACAGTTGCTTCCATCGTAGATTGGAGGAGGGAAGTATACGCGGTTACCGGGATCTGTACAGGGAGCGACATAGATTGTCGAAAGATTCTGCTGCGTGAACGGAGGGGCAAAGTTATTTATGCAAGGTGTCGCGAGTGTAATGTATGGTGTTACACTTGTATCTGTATCAGAACAAACCGCACAGCTAGCAGCCTTCTGCATAATCGCAGAGTATTCCATGTTCGTTCCTTTACCATCATTTATGGTGGTAGTATCGCAATCATCTTGAGATTTTACCATAGTGACAACGGTAGGAGCTGCGACAGAGCTCGCCTGTGCCTGCCGCTTCATCGTGAGAAGTGAAGAATCTACGCACTTATTTCTTGCGATATACTTGTTCGCCTGCTCTTGAATATGACGTATTCTCTCTGACTCAGACATGCATCCGTTAATAGACATCCTAAACAACCCTCATAAAAAAAACCATGCGCCCAAAATTGACGGCCGCCGCCCCTCGAAACCGGTATAGTCCGAAATGTCTTCTGCCGTCGTTTCTCCTTCTGCTTTCTCGATCGCGAATGTCACGGTGTCCCCCATCAAGGTCATGGAGGGTGGTCGTAAGTCCGCCTACCTGAACTACAATGGTCAGAGCCTCCTTCTGCAGGTTGGCTCGCTAGAGACGCCCTTTGGAATGTCTGTCTTTGACAAGGATGGCCCGGTCAAGTACTCGGTTGACCTCAAGCTCCGCGGCCACGATGACCCGACTGGCAACCCGAAGGTTGCTGCCATCTACACTGCCCTCACTGCAATCGATAACTACATGATTGAGCAGGGTGTTGAGAACGCGAAGGCCTGGTTCAAGCTCGACTCGAAGGAGAAGGACCCGCAGAAGCGCAAGGATGAGCTCCGTAATATCGTCAAGGCGTTCTACACGCCGTGCGCTCGCTTCTCACGCGACGCGGATGGTAACGTGAAGCCGTACCCGCCGATGCTCAAGGTTCAGCTGCGTCACAAGGATGGCAAGTTCATCGCCTCGAAGGACCAGCCCCTGGCCGTCTACGACCTGGAGCGCCGTCCGCTCACGGATGTTCCCCTGGCCGATATCCTTGTCAAGGGTGCCTGCGTTACGATGATTGTCCAGTGCACGGGTGTCTGGTTTGCCGGGTCCAAGTACGGCGTCAGCTGGAAGGCCGAGCAGCTCCGCGCCGACAAGGTGCCTGAGAGCATCCGCGGGTACGCGATGGTAGATGATGAGGAGGGTGAGTCATGGACGAAGGTTGCCTCTCGCGGCGTTGCACCCCGCGCTGTAACGGCTGCTGCCCCGGTCCGTGCTCCGACTCCTGCACCGGTTGTGAACCAGTTCGCAAACCTCGACGAGGATGAGGTGGACGATGAGGCTGCTCTCGCCCCGCCGGCACAGGCGGAGGAGGACCTTGATGAGGAGGCAGAGGACATGGCTCCTATCCCGGTGCCGGCCAAGAAGCCGGTACAGACCATCACCAAGAAGAAGGTTATCACTAAGGCGGGTGCAAAGTAAATACTCGCTGACATGAAGTAAAAGACAAAGACTAAAACCCACAAAAAGACATGAACCCACATCTTTTTTTGAGTTTTTCCGAGGCTTGTTAACGAGCACAGTTGCACGCGCCGGGGGCAGCAGAGTTAAAGTTGCCACCCGACAAGTCCTGTGTACAGAAGCAACCGCCCTGCTGGCGCGTGATGATTACCAGACCGCTCTGAAAAGTCGGCTGCTCGCGCTTAACACTCGTGCCCGCAACAACGGCCGCAGCGTTCACCGAGTTAAATCCATACAGGGTCTTCGCCTGTCTTCTGAATGTTACTAATGACGCATCATACACAGTGGTCGGCATTTCTATAGTAGTGGGAGACTTTAAGGTGAACTCAAGTTAAACGGCTTGTTTGGCAACGGGCACGTCTGTAGAAGATTCTTCGGAACATTCGCATTGAGAGCCTCCTGTGGAATCGGAGGGCAGATAACTGGAAAGTATGGTCTCCGAAACTCGGAGAAACGCGTCTGTAGATTAAATGGATCTATATTTTGATCCACTGTTGTCTGTGTAAGACGCGCAAGTCTAACCGATTCGGGAACGGCAGGGTCAGGTCCTTTAAATACATAACAGGGTGTAACGGTCCCTTTCAAGTAACTACTCTCATTGGGGACAGACACCTTAATCGAGTTATCCACACATCCGGTGCATCGACTACCATACATGGCCCGCGCCCGGGCGAGTGCTCCAGCCTTTGCACAGTTTTGTGCGTTTTCTACAATGCGTGCTATCCGTCCTCTTTCCGTATTTGGAATCGACATATTACTGCCGTCTACTTGTTGTAGGGCATTAAAGTTTATCCTCAGTACTGACATCGGGATGAAGTTTACGATGTATATGATTCGCCAGGAACGCCGCAGTGGTTTTGCTTTCCACAACATCATTGAACTGGAGTTTATGGTTTATATATGCAGATAAGAACACGTTCGGTTCAGTGTTCACAGTACGGTAAATATCGTACAGCTTACCTCCAATCAGTAGTGTATTCGTGACTAAAAGCACAGGCCCTTTATCATTCACATACCCTGTAAAAATAATAGCTGCGCTAACGATTGTATTAATAATATACATGGCGATTGTGATATATCCGATTCGCTGATAGTACATATTCAAGCGAAGCAGCCGCCCCCGTCGTGTCTCAGTAAGCCGTTGAATAATCTTACCGACATCTTCAGAATCCGTGGGGAGTTGCGGACTATTTTTAAGATATGTAATCAAACGATTTTCTCTTCTAACTTCCGCTGCATAGAGTGCAGCGAACGTAAGAAGTGTAATAAGATTACATGCGACACCGATACGATAGAAGGCATCTCCATGCATCCAGTTGTCGAGTGGTGTACAGGCTTTGTCACCGCAGACTCCAGGGACAAAGAGAACAAGCAATGTGCCTGTACCAACCCGATACATATCAAGAAGAATGACTGCGCCAGTGAAGAGTCTAGATTTGTATTTATCTATACACATCTCTACTATTGCGCTTTAAAGTTAATGACTTGTTTTTCTCGTCTTTTTAGCCTTAGAAGCCGTCTTTCGTGTGCCCTGCGCCTTTTCACGAAGAATACGTAATAGCTTTTCTCTCAACAAGCTCGGAAATCCCTTCTGATATCCCTTACAGTTGATTGAGAAGGGGGTAAACTGCGACGACTTTGCCACATAGTTCTTTCTAGCCAACTGTATAAGTTTCCGCACGCGGCAGAAGGGGTTTCCATCAAAGTGGTTGCGGTGCTGCTTTGTAAAGATGGCGAGACTGAGATAGAGACTAATAACCATCTCATGTGACGCCACGAGCATTACACGACCATCGTTTTCTACGGGGACACTGTAATATGCATGACATGCTGAATCCGCCACTGCAATCGCAACCGGCTTTCCTTTTACACGAATCTCCATGCGTTCAGGAATAAACCCCCCCTTTTCTTTATGGAGGAAGAGCGATGTGTCTGTCATCCTACCCACAAGCGCTTTTGCATCGGCACGAATATCTGGAGTCAAGAAAATAACAGGGCCACCGGCCGCCGCCTTCAGCTTTGCATCACCCTTTTGCATTCCGCGTGCAAAGATACTTTCTAGAGGCCCGCTGCAGAGAATACGGTTTTCTTCCAGAATAAACTCATAAATCTGTTTGACTGTACTTGCTGGAACCTTTGATATAGGCCATGATCCGCCAGGACATCCCTTCACTGGAAACTGTTCATTAATCAACTCGAGGCGTTCGAATACCTTCTCCCATCGAGACACCATTCCTCTAGGGCGACTTAGCTCTAGATACATCATCGAGCGGAGGCAATCGGGATCCGTATAGAGAATACCATGTTTGTTAATAGCACGCTTAGCCAGTGTCTCAAATACACCCTTCTCAATACGCGTAATGTCGGCAACCGGTGAGAAGTTCACCAGAATCTTTATAGTGCCTTCATGGATTCCCATCTTTTTATAGACATCTTTGAAGCCGGCCTTTTGTAGCTCAGCCACTAGATCATCGGTATCTTCTTCGAGACTCGGTGTAAAGAAGTCATAGTCGGGAAGGTCCACCTCGGGATCATAAAACTTCTGAGAATCAGGAAGAATCTCGTTCATGGCCGTACCGCCATAACAGACGCGCCCCTTTCGCCGGATAAAGTTTGCCACAATAGCAAGTGAACGAAGAAGCTCGGGATTATGTGCCGCGTCGTACTTGATACGTTCTTCCGCTGCCTTCGCAGCGTCTGTTAGCCGTTCTTGTGCAAGTTTATTTAAATGATAAAGGGACTTTTCTTTATCATTGTATTCACGAAGATCTTCCTCCATTTACCCTATTTAAGCTCCAGTTTTTAGTGCAGGCATCAATGTACAGAGCGCTGCGGCTTTTGGTCTGAAACTCTTCTTTGACCACTGATTTGTTAGAGGTCTTATGGTTGAAAGATCCGTTGAAAAGAGGTCGAGTGGCACGATGACGCCGGCGACATCGAGCGCCGTCTTCAAATCTTCAGGTGTCGGATTCTCGGTAAGCGACGGCATGGCAATCACATATCTTCCAAGTGTCTCCTTTCCAAAAGTGGAACTCCGTGCCAGGACATCACTCAGTCCTATAATCGTAGCAGACGGAGTTGTATTTGACGTAGGAGCACCCGTTATACCAATCTTATCACTGGGATTCTGCAGATAGACACGCGCATTCACCCAGAAATCAAGGTCTTCCTTGGGGTCAAATGTTCCGTATCCAAGACTTTGTGACTGCTGGAACATGCTGGTGTCGGCATTAGAGAGAATGATGAACTTGCCGCCGAGCTGGGAGATCGGGGTTCTGAATAGCAGAGACTCATTCTTCTGACGATTAAATGAGCCGAGAGGTGTCATTCCAAGATGGTTTGGTGCAAGGGGCGCGAGAGTCTTTGCAATCTGACTTAGATACTCTAGATAATCTTTTGAGTGTGTGACAGCGTTGGGTGCACGATTTAGATGTAAATATAGAATGACAGGTTTGTCACTGTTCGGGACCTCAGGTTTAAAGGGATATGTTGCGATTGATTCCATCGTCTTTGCGAGGTCGGCCCCGTTTTTACTCAGTAAAAGACCATTGTTGTCTCTGTACAAAAGGGTTGGTACGCCGGGTGCCGCGTAGTCACCAGCATTCTTTGCATCTAAAAAGTCAATCTGCAGAACAAGGCTTCGCACGCCTGCAATAAAGGCATTCTTGATTCCTTCGACTGGGTCAAACTGTAGACCACCCATGTAAGCGGCTTGCTTGATTGTCAGCGGCTGTAGATTCTGTAGTGTTCTATTTTCATCGGATAGGGTCGCCTGTTCAAATCCTTCAATCGGACCTGACTGAAATCCTGAGATGCCTGCGCCGATTGCAGCGGCATTTCCCGGTGCTATTGAACCTGGTAGCGCGGGTGTCGTAAACCACATATATAATAAAAAAATAATTACTACAACTAACAATACTACAACAACTGTAGGTGATAACACCGCCCCTAATATTGCTGTTATTGGGTCCATTCCTATCTTTCTGATTGATTTTACAGGAGCGCTGCCTCACTCTTCTTCAGAACACGGACACCTGTCGCCCGCGCCTTCTTAATCTTTTCCGTCTCAGCTCCATCATCCGGAGTTACAAGAATAGTCGTCTTGCCCGTGACAGCGCCGTGAATCACGTGGCCTGCCGCCACCAGCTTTGCCTCCAGGTCCTTGTCGCGGAATCCGGTGAAGCAGATGCTCTCGACCTTACCCTTAGCGGCGGTCGGTGCAGCGGCCGCGACCTTCAGAATCGGATAGGCCACCCACGTAATCTGCTGCCGCCAGGCCTCATACTGTGGATAGACGGCCTGGAATGCCTTGAGCGAATCGGTAGACCATGACTCAGGGGCGACTGTGAGAGCCGTCCAGCGACGAGGATCCGCGTCCGCCTCAAATAGCGACTTCAGCTTCGTCTCACCCACACTACGGGGCATCAGAGAACTCGCAATCATGAGCGTCTGCTCGTCGACCTTGGCGAATGCCGTGCGGAGAGAGGCATGCAGCGTGGCGCCCGTCTTGGGACCGAGAATCTCAGAAAGGCGCGGCGCGCCCGTATCCCATAGCTTCTTAGGGGTATCAATACCGGCATCCACAAGCTCCTTCCACGTCGAAGGACCCGCTCCAGGAATCTCGAGCTTCTTGAGAAAGTAGCCCATCTGCGAGGTCACCAGCTCCTTTGACGTTGTACCGGTGGCCATGCGCATGTGAGCAGCAGTAGCCTCGTCGCCATCCCAGACGCCCGCCGGCATGACTGCACCGCCGACAGCAGGCGTTACGACGGACTCCAGTGTCGGGATCACGTCGCCACTGCGCCGGATACAGATCATTGCACCGGGACCAACACCGCCCGTCAGAATCGCGCGCGCATTGTGTCCCGTGCAGTACTGGATAACTGCTCCGCCGATGGTGACCGGCTCGAACTGGATGCGGGGAATGAGGTAGCCCTGTGCAGAGGTATTCCACTCGACTGCAAGCACCTTCGTCACAGCCTTCTGGTCAGCGAGCGGCATCTTGAAGGCCACGCAATCCTTCGGGTTCTTGAGAGCCTTAGTCTTAACCTCCGCGACAGCATCGTAGCCGATAACGATACCATCCGTATCATATGCGCTCTGGGCACGCCGCTCAACTAGCCACGCCTTCAGAGCCTCCTCGGTAACGGTCGCGGCCGACACGTGCCAGGGAGTCTCGTAACCTGCCTCCTCCAGCCATGCAAACTGTGCAGAACGGCTTAAACGAGAAGGGAAGAGTACTTCATACGCGACGAAGCGGAGCTTAGCTACCTCCGAAGCGGCGGGCGAGATCTGGTGAATGAGGCCATTCACCCAACTGCGAGCCGGACCCTTGACGGTCTGACTGCGAGAGAGCACAATCTCGCCACGGACCACTCCGAACTTGGCCTTGCCATCTGCCCGAAGTCCTTGAATCGCCGTGAGATGCGAGATGTCCTGGCCCTCCACTCCATCGCCGCGGAGATAAAGCTGCTTCTTACTTGGTGACCAAAGAGCAGAAAGGCCATCGAGCTTCTCGGAGACCACGAAGGCCTGGCCTGCGAGGAAACGGCGGAGGCTGTCCTCGCCCGGCTTAATCTTGTCAAGAGAGGGCATGAGGTAAGGGAGCTTCACTGCGCCCGCCCCTACCGCCGCCCCGACAGTCTTGAAGAAGGGATTCTTCGGATCCACTGCCCGAAGCTTCTCTACAAGGGCATCAAACTCGTCATCATTCATAAGAAGAGGCTTACCGTTGTAATATGCATCGGACGCGGCCTGAAGCTGTGCGACGATAGAGTCTGCCATTTTTGATACTAACAGTTAACAAACCTTAAGGTTCAATTTTACTAGTCGATGCGCGAAAACAAAATTGAGTCGACATGACGCTTAGAAGTCAGTGCGGCAAAGGATTCTCACAGCAACTCTTGACTATAAATCAATATCAAGAATCCTGAAAATCATCCGATATGGTCTAGCGGTCAGGATAGGGCTCTTTCACAGCCTCGGCCCGGGTTCGACTCCCGGTATCGGAATCAAGTTTGGTGCTTCTTTAAAAAGCACCTGGTGATCACACGACTCCTAAGGCTTCGCACAGCAACTCGTATAATAGTTATTATTACAATGAAGCCTGCCCTACGCTTATAGTTCAGTGGTAGAATAACGGACTTCCATTCCGTTAACGCGGGTTCGATTCCCGCTGGGCGTAAACAGTTTGGTTCTTCTGTAAAAAAGAACCTGGTGGAGGAGCATTCTTCTCTGTAACCGCGTTAGCTCAGTCGGTAGAGCGTCGGCCTTTTAAGCCGAATGTCGCGGGTTCGAGCCCCGCACGCGGTATTTTGCTTCTGTGGCGCAGTGGATAACGCGTCCGCCTTCTAAAGTCAACAGACTGTAAGCGGAAGATCGTGGGTTCGAACCCCACCAGAAGCCTGGCCTTCGGGCCTTTGCCTTTATAAGGCCGTTGCCTTTATAGCTCAGTGGTAGAGCACCAGCTTTGTAAGCTGTAGGTCTTGGGTTCAATCCCCAATGGAGGCATTTTTTTATGAGCATAGAATGAGCATAAAAAAATGCAGTTAAATAGCCCACTATTTAGCGTTCAGCAAGGAACATATTATCGTAGCCATTTAGTGTTGTAATCTTGTATCCGAGCCCCTTTAGAAAGTCAAACAAATCTGCCCGTAGCTTCGTGGCAGGAATATTTTCAGAATCTTTTGAAGAAGGCCATGATTCAAAAAGAATCTTTGGATATCCATTCTTCTCTAGCATCTGTCGCCCACCCATGAGCACTTGCTGCTCGAATCCCTCAACATCAATCTTAATGAAACTGATATTCTCAAAGTTATAGGAATCAAGAGTTCGAACCTCAACGGGAATAGAAGGAGTTCCCTTTAGTCGATCGGCCTCAAACTGGCAGCATCCATTACTACCTCCATCCTCAGAACGAAGAAAGTACTGCAGTGTACCGGCAGTATCTCCGAGCGCGACATTATAAGGTACAATCTTTCCATCGAGCCCCTGGAGTGCGATATTTGCGCAGAGATAGTTAAATGTCTTAGGCGAGCACTCGAAACTATACACTCTTCGAGCTTTCTGCGCAAGCTCCATAGAATAGGTCCCACAATGTGCCCCAATGTCAAGACAATCCTTTTCAGGAACAGCAAAGTTCTCGCAACACCAGTCAATCAGTGATTTTTCATACACATCAGAGGATGCCCAGTCTCTAGCAATCAGTCTTTCAGGAAAAAGATAGTATCCACGTCCACCCACCAGCTTCTGAAAAAGAGGCGTTTCTGTTTGAAGCGAACCGGTTCTAAGATAATACATTCTAGATGGGTTCAGAATCTAGCTTTAAGTTTCGCGGACTGAGACAGATGACAGAACAATATACTGCTGGCACCGGTGCCGTGGGCGTTCTGTTTGAAGACCTCATGGATCAGACACTCCGCTGGCTAACTCCAGCCTTAACTGCCGCCGGTTACCAAGTTATCGTACGCAATGAACAACAGATTCGCGACTTTTTTAATGAACAGTCTCTGAATGGAGTCGACCATTGGATAGAGCTCAAGCGTGATGGAATGACCACCATGTTTATGCTCCAAGAAAAATGGAAGCTTGTGACAAATCAGCGAGAAGTCAGTCAGTTTCTTGACTGCTGTGCACGCATTAAAGCTCGCCTTCCTAAAGAAGAAACTAAGATATACAGACTCTGGGTCACCAAAACTCCGCCAACCCTGAATGGTGAAAAGTCTCTACAAGAGGGAGGCGCTTACGTGGTTCAGGTGGGAACCTCGATGACAATGCTTGCCCAGTGTACTGCGCAAATCATTTGCGAGTTGATTAACAATCGCCCTGCGGCCGCCGCCGTTATTGAGAAGATGCCATCGCTTCTACCAACAGATACACCCTTTGAGGTGATTGCCAGAGATCTAGAAGTGAAGCATATGCCGGCCCCCACGATAAATCCATCGAAGGTGCGTGTATCGGTTCAAAAGGCTTAACGCTCGGCTAGAAACATATCATCCCATCCATTCACCGGTAGAATCTTATACTCCAATGATCGGATGAACTCAAATAGCTTCTCGCGAAGGTCTTTGGCAGGATACTGAGTGCATCGCTCAGGCCACGACTCAAATAGGATCTTCGGATAGTCATTTTCCTCAAGCGTCTTAACTGCTCCCTGAAGAACATTCTTCTCATGACCTTCAACATCAATCTTGATAAAGTTGATATTCGTTAGACCATAAGAGTCCAATGTCCTAATCGGAACATCAATCGACGGAATATCGGAACGATCCGAATCAAACTGCGAACATCCATTCGCCCCTCCATCCAGTGGATCGCGAATAAGATATTTGATTGTCTTTGCAGCCGCTTCCTCCGGATTTCCAAGGGCAACATTGTACTTTGTCACCTTATAATGAAGATCACGGAGTGCCAGATTTGCGCAGTAATAGTTGAAGCTCCTCGGTGAACACTCGAAGCCGTATACATGCTGTGCTTTCTTTGCAAGTTCAACTGTATACATACCCATATGAGCACCAACATCAATGCAGGCTTTATCCTCTCTAGTAAAGACCTGTGATGACCAGTTGATAATCGACCTTTCATAGAGCCCGGTTGTTGCATAATCCCTTGCCACACGACTTTCTCCAAAAAAGAATGTACCGTCACCACCAGGAATCTTTTGATACACTGGATTTTCTGTGTGAAATGATTCCGTCTTAACGTAAAACATTCTATTCTAAGGTCGTTGCACGAGTTTAAGCCTCAAAGCATCAACGATGAACATAGACCTTTGCCATATTTCTTTTTTATTCCAGTACTTATAACATTGAGCGCCTGTAAAACAGTTAGACCCCTATCCATAAGAGTACATCCAAAGATACGTTCATAGAGAGCCGATTCCTCTATTGATAGAATATGTGATCCTCCCTTCTGTAAAATAGAAAGAACTAGACCATTCCATGTAGGCGATAACACTGCAACAGGAGCCTCCTCTCGACTGAGTGCTGCATCGCATAGATGAACAAGCAGTTCAATCAGTCCTTGAAGTCTTCCTTCAGGAAACCAATCAAAAATCCGAATTTCAATTCCGTGATTAAAGTGCTTTCGGTAGTTAATATCCATACCGACGCGTTCAAGCGGCTCGTATGCGCTCATTGCATGATAGCGTTTATACCACCAGAAATCAGTATTTGTTCCTTTAATATCACAGACAGCCGCAGTGAGAATCTTTCCTTCTTTCATTATATCTGTATCATACGTACCGATGCCAATATAACGAGAAACAGCGCATCGTTGTGAAGCGCTTGCATAGCGCCCATCATGTGAAAAGGAGAATGGGTCTGCCGTTCCATAGGATACCAGTAGAAGAGGTTCTAGCCACTGAATCATACGGATACAACGGCGATGATTCGCACGGAACTCGTCTGGGTATAGCAGAATCGTTGTACCACTCGCATCTTTTGGCCCAAGCAGTGACGGTAACGTAAGATTGATGTGATAGGTTCCATTGTTAAACATAACAACATTTTGAGGATTACTGTAAAATACTGCGAATCCCGGATTTTTTGGAGGATACATCAATAAACCCTTATCACGATGAATCTTCTTAGCCACCAGATACTCATTGAGAACCTTCAAGAATGCAGACTTCATCGTAACAAGTTCTTTTATAACGGCAGGCCCTGTCACCTTATAGAAATCTTGTGTTATAAACTCAATGGTGTCTCCATCAAAAACAAATGATTTCTCATAGAGATCTTTAAATAGTTCTGGGCAGAACTCTTGGAGCGCAGCAAGAAGTGTAGTTCCAGAAAAGGTGGGATTCGGTTTGGGGACTTTCTCGTAGGTTGTGGTATGTTGCCCACGTACATTCATCTTTTGGAATGCATGTGCATTTATGAAAAAGGGAAGAGGAATACATCCTGATGCATCGGGGAAGGTGGAATCAAACGAAGCCGAGATGCATGATTTATATGTTTTATAATAGTCGACACTGTATCTCTCTGCTGTATGTGCAGTACGGATTATTGGTGCAGCAACATAGATTGGTTTATCGAACTGAAAATATGTCTCTTCTTCAATGCCTAGACCCCAGAAAAGCTCATTTTCACCGTATTTGGTTTGATATCTTTTATGTTTTTCAAGTATTTTTGTCATCCCTGTAGTATCATTATATTTTTATCACAGTTTAAAGTACTTACACATACAGTACTCAATGAAAACTACCCTCGTAACCTTTTTCTTTAATATAAAAGACCTCCCTGACGCAAATGACAGCGTAAGACCACAGTCATTTTATATGGAACATGGTCGTAAAACATTAGCGCTGCCATATCCGATGGTTATCTTTTGCGATACAATAACTTATGATAATATAAAGGGAATCCGCGGCGAGCTTCCTACAAAATATATCATAAAGTCGCTGATGGATTATGACTTTTTTAGCTATAACATAGAAACCATACGAAAGAACCGCGAAGGAAACCTTGTCTATTTAAATAATCGTAATACACCATCCTATTTTATTTTAACTATGTTTAAGGTTATAGCGATTAAGATTGCGTATCAACAAAACCCCTTTAATACACCATATTATGCATGGATTGATTTTGCAGGCGCCCGTGTTCTAAAAGATTTTGATAAGAGTATGGCAACTATTGTAGCAGATCCAAATCCCAAGGTTTCATTTTGTTATATCGAGTTCAGATCGAAGGCTGAACTGGCTTCAATGGAATCTCCATTTATTTGGGAGGGAAAGTGTGGTGTTGTCTCTGGCTGTTTCAGTGTACAAAAGGAATACGTAGATAAGTTCTATAATGGTACAATGAGCATCTTTCACGAAATGCTTGTACGTGGGGTGGGCCATGCAGAAGAGCAAGTGTTTACGCATTTTTGGAATAGAAACCCTGAACTCTGTACAATTTTTTATGGCGATTATCCTTCCATTCTGATAAACTATAAGTATCCTACCCAAGATTTTCACCTTATACGCTGGCTCTTTATAGAGAGAGCTATAAATGCAGAGCGCAAGGATATTGCACTTGAATGTATTGAGTCTCTATTAAAATCATACAAACTTTCCGAAGAAGAAAAGAGTGTATTAGATAGTCTGAAAATAAAAGCATCAGTTAGATGAAGACAAAGAGTCTCTTTCCATTTTCAATAGATAAAGACGCGGGAAAATATTTTGTCCAGCGTGTTCAATCTATTTTTCGTTTTAATGAGATTCGCGTGATGCAGATTCTAGAGCTTGCACAATACAGCGTCATCTATTTTGTTCTCGGCTTCATGCTTGGGGCCGGCCTGGAAATCATCTTCCCCGACTTTGACGAAAATGCCCCGATTCAGAATGTCATACTTGAAGTTCTCGCTCAACTTGTATTATTCGTGGTTCTTGTATTCTATGTGAGAAAAATCGCCAAGTTGGTGCCATTCTTATTTGTTCTCAACTGGGACATTAATGGCGATGGAAAGATACCGAAGTACACGCCATATCTGACTGCTGAATACGGGGGTGAGATAACGATTGGCCTTGTGCTCATTGGTTCACAGCTCAACTTCCTCCGTAAGATTGACTTGCTATCGCGTGAAATGTATAGTCGTTATATGGGACTGCCAACGCGTATTGGAAGTATAATAGGGGACGCGCCTGCCCCGATTAAGAAGTAAGCTTTGCGACTACTTAGTGACATGCATTTAAAGTAAGGAAGGCCTTTCGGCCTTCCTTACTTTAAAGCGTCACTGGTACGGTTTCCGCGCAAGAATCCAACATTGACATACATTTCTTTCTTCGTTTGTAATACGCCCCCCTTTAACTAGATTAATAAATCGTACCCAGTCATGTGTTCTCCATAGCTTTTCAATATAGTCGAAGTTGCCCCACTGCCCTATTTCAATGATATCAAACCCTGCTGATTTAAACATGACTGCGAGACCCATCGGATTGTAACCTCCATAATGGATTGGTGTGCCGTGGGGAATATTTAACGTAGGAACACTTGTAAAGACATATCCACCCGATTTCAAGGTAGTGTAAATACTCTCCACTGCCTTGTAAGGATTATACAAGTGCTCAAGTGTCTGATTAAATAGAAAAAAGTCAAACTCATCCTTAAATGTATCAGATATACAGTGTAAATCATATGCTGGATATTCAAGAAGTACCTTTTCTTTGCACGAAATAAGCTCTAGCTCCGGGTCTCTATTGCATGTATATGCCATCTTTGTAGGATGTATACCATGTTTTTGTATCCATTCTTGAAAATCTAGAACAGTCCAGTTTCGAGGAAAATCAATCCATTCTGCAGCCCAATCATTGTACCATTGCTTAATGGGGCATGGAGGAAGAATCTCATATTTTGTAAAATATGAAGGGGGTAGTTTCACATGAGTAGTATACAGCTGATGTAACTCATTATCGGTAAATCTTTTCATTCTGTATAGACCGGAATCAAAAAAGTAATCATAATGGCCGCAGAGTGGTATGAACAGAGTGGTATGAACAGAGTGGTTTAAACACTAAACACCATTCCCTACAGAATGTCAGATGAAAGGATTACTGCTCTCGAGGAGAAGCTGAACCGCCTCCAGCTA